GAAGTCAGAAGAGAGCTATCAGGCGCATCGCTCGCGGCGCCTCCTAACAAAAGAGCCTGTTGGCAAAACAGTTTTTGCTAAGATGTGTATGAGGAAGAAGAATGCCTCAATACTCGTCTTGTTATGCTGTGACAAAATTTGTCATGGCGTCGAAGGGGTAACCCTCTCGGCCAAGGAAATATTATTATCATTCTTAAGAGTGTTCATCGGCAAAAGGATGGCTCGAGAAGTACCTTTTAATAAAAAGGACTTCCAAAGATTCCTAGATTCGATGAGATACACACTCAAACAAATAATAAAATATTCCGACAAGTTCAATCAGGAGCAAACATATTGCAAGTACTGGTTGGATTTATATCTAGGCAAGGTGTTGAAAGACAATAGTCCACCAACTAAACCTGACTGGATATCTTCTTCGTTATTTTCTGGTTTTTGTAAAAACTTTATTGTGCGTAGCATTGCCAAACGCGATGTCTCGTTCATTTATTCCCTGCAAAAGGGATCAAAACAAGCATGGCCAAGCCTCGGAATGTATAAGCGCGTTAGGACTGAAAATTTATTTGTCCAACGGTTAACTACTCCTAGAGGCCTCATTCCCCAAGACATGAAAGACATTGTTTATAAAACATCCGTCCATGTATTTGGAGAAATTTTACCTGGCTATAGCAAGAATAAGTTTCTACCCTCGGGTGGAGCATGCACACAAGCATCACGCCGATATGGCGGTGCGCTGAGCATGTTTGATCCGATGAGTATCCAGAATTTGTGCCCGAAGTTGGGACTTTTGCCAGCTCTGAACGACAGATTGTCGAGCTGGAGGAATATCGCTTTTACCTACGCAATGAGGAAAAGCATGGGAAATTTGAAAACTGATTACGATCTCTTTTCAGAGGTGGGTTATCAAGTTATCCCGGAACCAGGCAAGTTCCGAATCGTGACAATGGGGAACGGGTGCGTGTATTCCGCGCTCCAACCTTTGCAAGGTGCTATGCTTGATTGCTGGAAGCGTTCCAGGCATTCGACTATGTTGCATGATGATCTGATTGAAAAGGTCCGTGAAATAGCAGAAGAATGTATAGAATTTCCGCTTTGGGCTAGTGGTGATTATGAAGCCGCTACAGACTTAAAGTTGAAGGATCTATCAATTAGTACCTTTATGCCTATATATGATTGTTTGAAAAAGACCGACGACATCGTTCGAGTTGGTCTCGCTTCACTTTCGCAAGCGCGCTGCGCGCTAGATCTTGATCTAAGAATGTATCAAGCTGCGGGTGAGGACGC